GACCCCGGGCATCTGGCGGGCGGGACGTACCTGCAGAACAGCGCCGACATGGTGGAGAGGGGCCGCGCCGCCGATCCGGCCCGCCTGACTGGTCGTCCGAAGAAGCCGATCCTCGACCCGCAGGGCCGCCACTGGGAGAGCGTCGAGGCGGCGGTCGCGGCGGGGGTCTGCGGGCCGCGCGGGAAGCCCGTCACGGCGGATGCGATCCGCAGCCTGTGCCGGAGGGCGGCGGCGGGCTGGCGCTACGCTTGATTGCGTCCCCTCGGTCGCGTATAAGCCTCCCAACCCCAGCGGAGCGCACCGATGGCCGATCCCTATCGCCCCGACCCGAGGCCCACCGGGCCGAACACGCCGAACAATCCCTACTATCGGCGGGACCGGAACGTGCGGGTCGCGCGGGAGGAGGAGAGCCCGTCGGAGTTCTTCGGCTTCAGCCCGCTGTCGCTCTTCGGGGCTGGCGAGCAGGGCGCGTGGTTCGACCCGTCTGACCTCTCGACGCTGTTTGCGGACGAGGTCGGCTCCGCGCCCCCCGCGCTTGTGCCTGCCAAGATCGGCGACCCTATTGGCCTGATGTTCGACAAGTCGCAGGGCGCAACGCCCGGCCCGAACCTGTCCAACGTGACGGCCCCCAAGACGCAGTCCAGTGCCGGGGAGGTTGCGGGCTTAACGGAGGCACCGGAGGTCGGCGCGTTCTACCTCGTCGAGTACACCATCACGGCGAGCGACTGGAACGAGGCGCTGTATCAGGAGCCGGGGTCCGGTCCCTTTGGCTACTACAGCATGTCAAAGACGGTCGGCTCTCACTCGTACGTCTTTCAGGCCCTCGACACGCAGACCGGCAGCTTCCTGCAGATGGGCGGCGTTGGCCCATTCACAGGTTCCATAACGTTCTCGGTGCTGAGTGTCCGCAAGGTCGCAGGCAACCACGCCACGCAGGCCACGCTGGCCCAGAGGCCGATCCTGCGGCAGTCGCCGGAGGGGCTATACTACCTTGAGTTCGACGGCACCGACGACTTCATGGTCACCTCGACCATCGCGCCGGGCACCGACAAGGCGCAAATCTTCGCCGGGGTGCGGAAGCTGAGTGAAGCCACCGAGGGGATTGTCGTCGAGCATGGGGTGGCTGGGCAAGACCTGCTGGCTACGTCGCTGTCGATCCCGCAGAACGGCTTGGCGTGGCAGCTTGTGCTTAGGGACGCAGCCCAAAATGCCATCGCCCGCACGGGCGCGACGTTCCCCCCGCCGCAGACGGCGGTTGTCGCAGGTCTCTTGGACTACGCCGGGGCGACGCTGGCAGACGAGGCCAAGATCAGGGTCAATCAGGCACAGACCGACGCGCAGACGGGTGGGCAAGTGGCCGGAGCCTTCGGGGACTATCCCCTCTACCTCGGCTCGCGCGGGGTCGCTTCGACCCTCCTCAACGGCCACATCTACGGCCTGATCGTCCGCTTCGGCCCGAACCTCACCACCGAGGAGATCGAGAACACCGAGGGCTGGGTGGCCGGAAAGACGGGCGTCACCCTCGGGCCCGCCGCCATCCTGCTGCCTGTTTGACACCGCCGCACCGTCGGTCTAGTCTCCCGATCTCACGAACGAGGAGGAAACCGACGTGAAAGATACCCCGAAACTTACCGACATCGAAGTGGCGCGCTTCAAAGAGGCCGCCGAGGTGGTGATTGGTGCGATGCAGACTGCGGCTGTCCTGTACAAGGTGGACCTCGAACAGCTGGCCGGGCTGGTCGTGCAGCGGACCATTTTCGAGATGCGGATGGTGACGCCCGGCGACGAGTGGCGCAAGATGGTGCTGGACGCATGCGCGGGTGCCATTGATCAGGCCGATGAGACCTTGAAGGGCAACAGGCAGACGCACGGGATGCCGCATGCCGCCCAGTAATCCCCACACCGTTCTGGCGTTCGACCTCGGCACCAAGTGCGGCTGGGCCCTCGGCAGCGGCCACCAGCCGATGGCCTCGGGCACACTCGACCTCAGGGCCGGACGCTTCTCCGGCGGCGGCATGCGCTTCGTCCGGTTCCGAAAGGAACTGGACAGTCTCATGGACATCGACGTCGATCTGGTGGTCTTCGAGGAGGTGCGGCGGCACATGGGCGTGGACGCGGCCCACGTCTACGGCGGCCTGATGGCCATCCTGACGGCTGAGTGCGAAGGTCGCGGCATCCCCTACGAGGGGGTGCCAGTCGGCACGATCAAGAAGCATGTGACGGGCAAGGGCAACGCGAGCAAGACCGAGATGGTGAAGGCCATCGAGGCGCGTGGGCTGAAACCGAAGACCGAGGACGAGGCTGACGCCATCGCCCTGTGGTACTTCGCAACGGAGGGCAGCAAGTGATGTGGGACGTGTTTCTGGTGCTTCTGGGCATGGCCATCGGCGCATCGGCGGCGCTGGTCGTTCTGGCGCTGTTCTTCGCGAAGGCGATGCGCCGCTGATGCTGGATGCGCCGCTCTCAGTGGATGCGATCCTCGACCGCGCGATGCACAACCGCGTGTTCTTCGTGGAGAACTGCCTTGAGAGCGGCGGCCACCCCATCGTGCTGGAGAAGTGGCAGCGCGACACGCTGATGGCGCTGGACGCGGGCGAGGACCGGATCAGCATCCGGTCGGGACACGGCGTCGGGAAGACGTTCTTCGCGGCGATCTGCTCGCTCCACATGCTCCTGTTCACCCGCGACACCAAGATCGTGGTGACCAGCCCCTCCAGCAGCCAGCTGAAGGACGGCCTGATCCCAGAGACCAAGCTTCTGGTGGGGCGGCTGAAGTACGGGCTCGCGGACCTGATCACGATGCAGACCAACCGGATCGTGCTGGCGGAAGACCCCGACAACAACTTCATCAGCTACCGGACGGCGCGGATCGAGAACCCCGAGGCGCTGCAGGGCATCCACGCGGCGAACGTGATGGTGATCGCGGACGAGGCGTCGGGCATCCCAGAGCCCGTCTACGAGGCCGCGCGGGGGACGATGTCCACCGCAGGCGCGATCTTCATCCTGATCGGCAACCCCACGCGGGCCAAGGGGCTGTTCTACCGCACCCACACGATCCTGAAGGACCTCTGGTGGACCCGCCGCGTCAGCTGCTCCGACAGCACCCGCGTGACGCCAGACTTCATCGAGGAGATGCGGCGGACCTACACCGAGAACTCGAACCAGTGGCGCATCCGTGTCCTCGGCGAGTTCCCAGAGAACGACGAGGACAGCGTCATCCCCCGCGAACTGGCGGAGCCGGCCATCGGTCGGGACGTGGTGGCGGTCACGGATGAGGCGATCTGGGGCGTTGACCCCGGTCGCGGCGGCGACCCCACGGGCTTCATCGTCCGCTGCGGGAACGTGGTCACCTTCGCCAAGGAACTGCACTACGCCGACACCATGCGGGTCGTGGGCTGGGTCTTCGAGCGGTGGCAGAACTGCTCCCCCGCCGAGCGGCCACGGCTGATCTGCGTGGACGCCATCGGCGTCGGCGCGGGTGTGGCTGACCGGCTGCGGCAGATGGGGCTGCCAGTGATGGACGTCAACGTCGCGGAGAGCCCCGCGATGCGCGACCGCTTCCCGCGACTGCGCGCCGAACTGTGGTTCGCGGTGCGGGCGTGGTTCGAGCGCCGCGACGTGCTGATCTCCTGCGACAGCAATCTGGCCGAGAAGCTGGTGAACGAACTCTGCGAGCCGGGCATGATCATCACCTCGACGGGCAAGACCGACGTCGAGAGCAAGGCGCAGATGAAGCAGCGCGGGGTCGCGTCTCCGAACATCGCCGACGCGCGGTGTCTGACTTTCGCCGCCGACGGCGGGATCGCGTCCGGCGCGGCAGGGTCCAGCACTTGGTCAACGCTGCCGTGGAGCAAACCGCACCCGAGGCGGCTGGAGGGGTTCTGACAGACATCGGTTGATCGCGATCCCCGTCGCGGGTATGGTGCGGCCACCTTGCAAGGAGAACCCCCGTGCAGAAGCCCCCGATCCAAGCGCCCAGCGGCCCCAAGAAGAAGCCCGTCGCGGGTATCTTCAGGGCCGGTGCATCGAAGCACAAGACCCCGAAGGCCGTGGCAGCCGCCAAGGCGGAAGCCTACTCGGGCCAGCCCCGCAAGAACGGCCAGTGACCTATGGTCTCCGGCGTCGCGATCCGCAAGCTGCTCGACACCCTCGGGCTGAAGAGCGTTGACGACCTGATGGCGGGGGTGTCGCAGAACCCGAACCCCCACGGCGTCACCACGTTCCCGTTCTTCAACGATGCTGCGACCGCGAACGCCTATGCCAAGGCGACCGGCCTCGACGGCTACGACGTCCCGCAGGTCTGGTCTCCCCTCCCCGAGGGCGGCATCCGACCCGTCGATAACCTCGCGATGGGGCCGGGCGACGAAGACCCGATGCTACCCTTCACCGACGACATCTTCGGGCTGCCCTTTGCGACCAAAAGTGGCGGGGATGCGACAAACGCCCTGAAGCGGCTGCTGGAGAACAACCTCGGCAAGCAGGTCACGCCCGAACTCTTCGAGAAGGCCGAGCGCGAGGGTGGGCTGCCCTATGCGCTGGGTGAGAAGCGCGCCCCCTTCCTGCAGAACCCGGAGCCGCAGTACCACGCCACCAAGGCCCCGGAACGCTTCTCGCGCTTCGACCCTCGCATGACCAAGGACAGCGGGCAGGCGGTCTTCGACCGTGTCGGCACCCACATGGGCACCGAGCAGGCGGCGATGGAGCGCGGCGTCGGCGTCGGCGCGCAGCACACCCGCGAACTGCTGCTGGACACCTCGAAGCCCCTCACACCCACCGAGGCGCTGGCCTTCGCGCAGACTTACCCCGTCGGGTCGCGGGCAAGCCGCGACATGCTGGCGTCAGCCGAGCGGGCGGTGGCCGAGAACCCCGACGTCTGGCACCGCGAGGGCGAGGCGAACAACTTCCTGCGGCTGATGCGGAACGAGGCCGCCAACCAAGCGACGGCCCCGGAGTTTGGCGAGAAGCTGGGCACCGACTTCGGTTTCACGAACATCCCCTACCGTAACGAGGTCGAGGACAAGGGCTCGGTCAGCAATATCGCCCTGACGGAGCGCGGTGGCCGCGATGCGGTCCTGCGCGATGTCGCCGCGTGGAACCACCCCCAGCTGAAGCACCTGCCGAACCTCATGGCGGGCATCGGCGCACCCGTCGGCCTCACCTTCGGCGCGGCGGCCCTCCCGGGCGGTCAGGCCGACGCCGCAGCCGCACCCCCGGAGGACCTCCAGACCAAGCTGCTGGGCAGCATCAACGACTTCGTGGCGAACGCCCCGAAGCGCGAACCCGGCGGCCCGGTCACGGGCGGCTACGCCGAGGGCGATCCGCGCAACGCCCCCAGCATCCTCGACCTGATGCCGGCTCCGGCCCCAGAGGCCGCGCCCGACACCCGGAACCTGCGGGATCGCGCCGCCGCAGGCATCGACGAGGCCCTGAACTACTACCTCGGCGGTACGGGCATCCCCGAGCGGCTGGCGCTGGCCATGCCGAACCCGGTCGGGTCGCTGCAAGACAGCATGGTCGCCTCGGGCGAGGCGTTCGCCCCGGGCAAGACCGCGTTGGAGCGGGTCGGATCGGCTGGCGAGGCCCTGTCGAGCCTCGGCATGGCGGGGCTTGAGGCTTTCCCGATGGGGGCCACGGGCCGTTCGATGGGCCGGGCGCTGGCCGACACCGGCGAGGACGCCCTGAAAGCTTTCGCGGGCGACGAACTCGGGGCAATCGCTCGCGATCCGCGCATGTGGTGGCAGGGGTCGAACATCAAGCTGGAGATGCCTCTCGCCGACATGAGCGCCACGGTGTCCCCCACCGGCGCGCTGGTGCCGGAGAAGCCGTTCAGCATCGAGGACTGGGAGGGCAAAGCCACCCTGATCCCCGCCTTCGGCGACCGCACGGCTGCCGGCGGGGTGCTTGAGGCCCTGAACGGGCAGCCCCTGACCAGCCCGGTGCGGCTGGAGGGTGGCGCAGACTTCATGCGGGAGCCCGACACGGGCATATGGGCGTCGGAGCGCAAGGCGCTGGCCCCGAAGGCCAAGGCCGCCCGCGACATCGCCGAGAGGGGCGACACGCCGATCTTGGCCTACACCTCGATGGCCGCCCCCTCGGGCGACTTCTCGACCATGATGACCGACGCGGTCATGGGGCAGTTCGACCCCTCCAAGATCACCAAGGAGGGGGCGGAAGCCTTCGACAAGCTGATGCGCGAGGGAACCCCCGACACGATTGTCGATGGGGTGAGGAAGCCTGTTGATGCGGAGTGGCCGGGCATCCTTAGCCCCGGGGCGCATGATCGCCTGCGGGGCCTGTCGGGCACCAACCGCCGCGCGGCGATGCTGGCGATGGAGAGCGCCGCGATGCGGAAGGCGGGCTTCCCCAGCATCGCGGCGGCGCGCTTCGGGATCACCGATCCCCGGCTGGTGCATGCCAACCCCTTCGACACCGGCCTGACGATGGGTGCGGTGGACCCCACCGGAAAGATGCTCGGCCCGGGAGAACTCGGCAACCTGCGCGCCCACAAGTCCTACGACACCCAGCTGGCGGGGGATTACCTCGGCAAGCTGGGCACGGGACGCATCCCGGGTGAGTTGATCTGGCGCGACTTCTTCAACGAGCGCCGCGCCAAGGGCGCAAAGACTGGTTCCGATCAGCGGTCGTTCATGATGTCGCCGACCACCCAGAGGGTGGACGCGCAGATGGTGGACAGCATCATGCGGTGGCTGGAGGCAAACCAACCATGATCCGATATTGCACCTCGATCTCGTTGAAGGCATTTTCACGGTCCACCGGGGCAACGCCGTCCACGCACTGCGGCACGATGAAAGCCTCCCAGATGCCGTCCATGAGGGCCGTCAGCTGGTTCTCGGTGAGTAGGGGTTCGATCTCGTCCATGATGGGTTTCCTCTCTCTCGTCATGAGCCTACAACATAGGCGTTCCACGGGGCACTATAAAGGCCCTACAAGGATTTATTCCCATGTCTGACATGACCACGAACCCGCCGGAGGCCGAAGACGACGGCATCGACATCGAGGCGATGGTCTCGGAGATTGGCCGCGACGTGAAGACGGCGCAGGACTTCCTCGACAGCACCTTCGGGGGCGAGCGGGAGCGGGCCGAGCGGTACTACAACGGCGGGTCAGACGTGAAGGTGCAGGGCAACCGCAGCGCCTACGTCGCCACCAAGGTCCGCGACACGATCAGGGGCGTCCGCCCCTCGATCATGCGCGCCTTCTTCGGCTCCGTCACGCCGGTCGAGTTCCTGCCATCGAACAAGGTGGTCGCCCCGCTGGCGCGCCAGCAGACGATGTACGTCGCGCAGGAGTTCACCAATGCGGGCGGCTATCGGGCGATCTACGACGCCGCCCAGAACGCGATGCTGCACAAGGTCGGCCCGGTCCAATACTGGTGGGAGACGCAGGTCGAGGAGGACTACCGGACCTACACCAACCTGACGACCGAGCAGGCGATGATGCTGCAGCAGCAGCCGAACGTGCGGATCATCTCCGCGACCCCCACGATGGTCACCACGATGGGCCCCAGCGGCGAGGTGCAGCAGGAGCCCCTCTACACCGTGGACATGGCCTACCAGAGCCGCACTGGCCGCGTCCGCGTGGAGCCCGTGCTGCTGTCGGAACTGATCATCGACGAGGGTGCCGTGAATGGCCGCCCGCCGCTGGTGATCGGCAAGCAGGTCTCGATGACCGTCTCCGACGTCCTCAAGACTTACCCTGAAGTTGATCCAGATCAAGTCATGGGGCTTAACAACGCCGAGCCGGAGGTCCACCGCAATGCGGGCGAGGCCCGCAACCGCCGCCGCTACGTCCGTCAGGCGAAGCGGCAGGACAGCGTCGATCCGTCGATGAAGCGGGTGCTGATCACCGACGTCTACCGCGCCGCCGATCTGGATGGCACCGGGATCGCGCAGATGTGGCGCTGGGTTCTGGGCGGCACCGACCTCGAACTCCTGTACTTCGAGCGGGCCGAGGACGGCCACAACTTCGCCCTCTTCCAGATCGACCCGAAGCCGGGGGCCGTCTTCGGCAACTCCCTCTACGACCTCACGCACAGCGATCAGGACGGCATCACCTCCGCGACGCGGGGCGTGATCAACAACCTCCACGCCTCGAACCACCCCCGGATCGCCTACCATGAGACGATGGTGAACGCCGACGACGTCCAGAACTGGGACATCGGCGCGCCGATCCGCTTCCGGCAGCCGGGCATGATCCAAGAGGTCGCGGTGCCCTTCGTCGGCGGCCAAGTGGTTCCTTTTATTGAATATTGGAACAACGACGTCGAGAACAAGACGGGCGTCTCGCGGGCCAGCCTCGGCCTCGACCCCCGGGCCCTGCAGTCCACCGACAAGCAAGCCGTCGCCAACACGATCCAGAGCGGGGCGGGCCAGACCGAGGTCATGGTCCGCAACCTCGCCGAGACGGGCATGATCCCGCTGTTTCAGGGCATCCTGCGCCTCTGCATGCGGCATCAAGACCCGCAGCAGGTGGTCTGGGTCACGGGCGAGGAGTACATCCCCGTCGATCTGCGGAACTTCGACCCCACCCTGAACATGCAGGTCAACGTCGGCCTCGGCGGCGGTGACGACGAGAAGCGTGTCGTGGGCCTTGAGAAGGTCATGGCGCTGCAGGAGAAGATCATCGGCCAGTTTGGCCCCACGAACCCGGTCGTGCAGCCCTACCACGTCACCCAGACGATGGAGGACTACATCAAGGCACTGGGGTTCAAGGACGTCAGCCGCTACATCAAGCCGATGACGGAGGAGGAGAGCCAGCAGGTCGTCGCGCAGCTGCAGCAGGCCGCCAGCCAGCCGCCGCCGCCCGACCCGCAGGTCGAGGCGTTCAAGCAGGTCGAGGGCATCAAGACGCAGCAGAAGGCGCAGCAGGCGATCCTCGATGCCGACCTCAAGCGTCGCCAGTCCATCGTCGATGCGGAACTGGAGATGGGCAAGGTCGCGCAGACCGACGATCTGGAGCGCGACCGGATGCTTCAGGACCTCTACGTCGAGGCCGGCAGGCTGGCCATCGAGGGCCAGAAGCTGGAGACCCAGAAGGTCATCGCACAGCAGCGCGCCACCACACCGAAGGGTAGGGCATGACCGACGACGAACGGAACCGCGCCGCCAAGGCACTGCTGTCGAACCCGGTGACCAAGCACCTGCTGGAGACACTCCGGCAGGACTATCTGGAGGCCATTGCAGCAAGCCCCTTGCCAGATGTAGCGGGTCGGGAGTATTCCTACGCTGGCACTAGGGTCGTGTCCGAAATGTTGGGGCAACTCGAAACATGGGCACGAAAAGCCAAGTGACATCGCGCAACACCGAGAGGAAGGGCGATCAATGCCAGCAGACGAACCCGGCAGCATCCGCAGTGTAGCTGCCGCACTTGTCGAAACTAGGTCCGCCACGCCGACCGCTCCGACGCCGATTGAGCAGGGGCAGCAGGGTGCCGACCATCAGGCCGACTTGCCGACAGGCGACGATGACGAGGATCGCATCGACCCCGCAGGCACTGACGAGGCGCAAGTCCCCTCGGAAAGTGGCGAAGCGGGAACGGGCGACAGCGACGAAGAGCAGTTCTACCGCCTGAAAGTGGCGGGAGAGGAGCGCGACGTCTCGCTGGCCGAACTCATCAAGTCTTACAGCGGTGAGGGGGCTATCGCCAAACGTCTTCAGGAGGCCACCGAGGCCCGCAACGAAGCTGTTCGAGCGCGCGACGTCGCACTGGAGCAGGAACGCGGGGCGGCACGGGAAATCATCCAGAAGGAAACCGAGGCGCTTCGCAACCAAGCGCAGCAGCTTGCCCAAGTCTACCAGCATTACGGGGCCGCCATCTTGGCCCCGCAGGTGCAGATGCCAGACCCATCTCTGCAGCGCACCGACCCCATTGGCTATCTGACGGGTGTCGAGGCGTACAGGCAGGATCAGGAACGGCTCAGGGCGCAGCAGGCTCATATGCAGGAGGTCGTGCAGCAGGCCGAGGCACTTGAGGCGCAGACACGGTCGCAGTTCGCGGCGGCGGAAGTTGAGCGGATGGTTCAGGAAGTGCCAGCGATGGCCAACCCTGAGTACCGCAAGGCCCAAGCCACGCGGGTATTCGAGATCGCACGGGCCGTCGGGTTCTCCGACGAGGAAGTGCGGAAATATGCGACGGATCGGCGCGTCATCTATCTCGCGATGTTGGCGGCACAGGGAGCGGAGACCATCATGGGTGCAAGGAGCGGCGGAAAGCCAACGGCGACGGTGAAACCCACCCCGCCAAAGGCGCAGACCCCCACGACGCGCGCAGCCAACGGGACCTTCCAGAAGAAGACGCAGGCGGCGGTTGAGCAGGCGAGGTCCACGGGAGACTACCGTGACGTCGCCAAAACCCTCGTCATCAGCAGGCCGGGCGCGACCCGCCGCTGATCCCCAGAAGGAAGAAAATCATGGCCGTTGAAGCCAACATGATCGAAACGTACGACAACAAGGTGATCCGCGAGGACCTCCAAGAGCAGTACGTCATGATCTCCCCCGAGGAACTGCCGTTCCAAGCAGCCATCGGGACCAAGACCACCGACAGCACCTACTTCGAGTGGCCGGTCGTTGACCTCGCCGCGCCGGACATCAACAACCGCGTCCCTGAAGGCGAACAGGCCCCCGGGACCGACGCGGCCACGATGGCCAACCGTCTGGGCAACTACACCCAGATCAGCGACAAGAAGGTCGTCACCTCCCACACCGACGAGGCTGTGGACAGCGCCGCCGAGGACATCAACCGCCTCGCGGAGCAGATCGCGCTGAAGATGCGCGAGATGAAGCGCGACGTGGAGATGATGCTGCTGCAGAACATCGCAGCTGTCCCCGGCGCGGGTCAGGGTGCCACCACGCGGGTCTCGGCTGGCCTCCCGGCCTTCCTCAAGACCAACGTCGTGCGCGAGGCTGGCGGTGGGAACCCGACCCTGTCGGGCGGCACTGACGGCTACCCGAACGCGGCAGCCACCCCCGGCACCTCGCCGGCGGCCCTCACCGAAGACCAGTTCAACGAGGTCATCGGCAAGTGCTGGAAGGCTGGCGCGCAGCCCACGATGGCTCTGGTTGAGGCGCTGAACAAGCGTGTCATCTCGAAGACCTTCACGGGCTCCTCGACCCGCTACAAGGACGCCGTGGACAAGACCCTGTCGGCTGCCATCGACGTCTACGTCTCGGACTTCGGTGAACTCGACATCGTGCCGACGCGCTTCCTTCCGAACACCGACTTCGTCGCCCCCAACACTCTGGGCAACAACATCCCGGTGTACGTCATCGACCCCGACTATGCCCGCATGGTCTGGCTCGATGAGGTGAAGCAGAAGCCGCTGGCCGAGACGGGCCACGCCCGCTCGCGCCTGATCTGGGCCGAGTACGGCCTGCAGGTGGACAACGAGCAGGCCCACGGTGTCATCGCCGACACCTCGGGCGCTGCCCCGGCTCCCTGATCTGAACACGGTGCCCCCGCGAGGGGGCACCGATCCCTTGGAGGACATCCGATGGCAGGCTACACCTCACTTCTCGACATGCTGAACGGCGGCGGCGCAGGCACCGCCGGAGACGAGTTTCAGGGTGGCCTCTTCTCCGATCTCCTCAACGCTATGGGCATGCGCCCGATGGGATACAATGACCGCGCGGCGGCTCCCCCCAGCGCGCCGACGGTCTCGACCAGCGGGGGCTATGCTGGCGGGTCGCCTCCCATGACGCCTACCCCCGCCCCGGCACCCGCTGGTCTCGGCCCCTTCGGCATGATGCCGGGCGCGCACGACCCCGTCACCGCGTCGCCGCTTCCAGCGCCGGGCGCGATCCCCGACGAAGAACTCATGGCCATGCTGCAGCAGTTCCTGAAGCAGGCCCCCACCGCCACCGGCTACGGCCCCCGCTAAGGATGAACCGAAGATGAACGACACCCCCCTTCGCCCGCCCCACCGCCGCACCCCAGAGGCCCCGGCGGCTGAAGCCACGCCTGAGGTCAAGACGCCGAAGAAGGGCCTCTACGTCGTGAAGGGCGCGGACATCTGGACCTCCGAGGGTCGTCGCGCCGTCGGCACCACGGTGGAACTGCTGCCCCATGAGGCGCGCCACTTCACCAAGCACAACCTGCTCGCCCCGTATATCGAGGGCGAGGAGCATGAGGGCTGACCAGATGAGCGTTACCGATCCGAAGTTCAACCCGAGCGCCAACCCCGGCATCGACGCCATCAAGAAGGCTGGCGTGGAGATGGAGGCTGTGATCCGCGAGAACAGCCCCGTGGGCCGCCGCCAGTCGCTGGCGCTGTCCCACCTTGAGACCGCGCTGATGTTCGCGGTCAAATCGGCTGCCGTGGGGGACTGACAGGTGGCCCCGCTGCACCGCATGAGTTGGCTTGCCGGGGATCGCCACGCGATGCCCGGCATCCGCGAGCAGGTCGTCAGCAAGGACGGCGTGGTGACCATCACCAAGACGCAGGACGCGCAGCCGATGTTCGACGCGATCCGCGCCGCCAAAGACCTACCCAAGAACCCCACCATGCGGTATATCGGGTCAATCCCGCTGCTCCTCGGCCAGAAGTGGGCGAAGGAGTGTGGGGCCGCCATCGGCACGAAACAGTGGCGCGAGTACGCCCACAAGAAGCTGAAGGACGGCGAGTTCAGCAAGCTGCGGGGCGAGTAGCCCCGCCCCCTCGGAGGCGACGGCATTGACCTACGCAGACTTCAAGGCGTTCCTGACGACCTTCCTCTGGCGTGATGGCGACACCGTCCTGATCGCCAACCTCGACAGCCTGATCAAGATGGCGGATGCGGAACTGAACCGCGTCTTCAAGGTGGAGGATCGCACGATCACCGCCGACGCGCAGGCCACCGACACTATCCTCACCACGCCTCTGGACTACCGCGAGATGCGGAACCTGAGCATGGCTGGCATCGGTCCCCTGACCTACCTCTCGCCGCTTGAGTTCGCGCGGGAGGAGGCGATGGCCGCCGGCCAGTTCAGGCCCGTCTTCACCGTCTCCAACAACCTGATCCGGCTGATCGGCCCCTACTCGATCTCGGCCCCGGTGGACGTCTCGATGGTCTACTACGCCAACCTCCCAGACTTCAAGGCGACCGACGCCAGCTGGATGGCCGACAACTACCTCGACGTCTACGCCTACTGCGCCCTGAAGCATGCCGCGCCCTTCCTGCGGGAGGATGACCGACTGCAGGTGTGGATGGGTGCTTACGGGGCCGCGCTGCAGTCCGCGCTGGACGAGAACGCGAACCGCAAGAACACCGGCTCGCCGCAGCGGATCACCTACGGGGGCGTCGCATGAGGGTCTTCCTCGCCGACCGGGTCTTCGTCTCCACCAAGACGGTGGGGACGGACCCCCTCGTTCTGGGCAGCCCCCTGAAGGGCTACCAGTCGCCCACGGCGGCTGGTGTGCCCAGCGGCGCGACGGTGCGCTACGTCATCGAGGAGGGCGGCGCATGGGAACTGGGCTGGGGCCTCTTCGACGCGAACACCAATGGCCTGACCCGGAACGTCGTGCAATCCAGCACAGGCACCCTGATCGTCCTGACGGGCAGCGCGACGGTCTTCCTGACGGCGGCCAGCATCGACATCGCGCAGCCGGATGACGTGGCGGCGGTCGCAGCCGACGTGGACGCCATCGCGGCGGCGCTACCGAACTACCTGCTGAAGGCTGGTGGCACGATGACGGGCTTCCTGACCCTGTCCGCGAGCCCCACCGCCCTGCTGCATGCCGCGCCCAAGCAGTATGTGGACGCCCTCGGGACGGCGGTTCGTGGTGAGTTCGCCGCAGCCGACGCTTCGATCCGTGACGACTTTGCGGCAGCCGACACCTCGATCCGCAATGACTTCGCCGCAGCCGACGCCGCCCTCCAGACCTCGATCAACGGAAAGCTTTCCCTCGGTGGCGGCACCCTGACGGGCTTCCTGACCCTGCATGCCGCGCCCACTTCCGACCTCCACGCCGCCACCAAGAAGTATGTGGACGAGAACAGTGGCACCGGCGGCATCACCGAGGGCGAGGCCGACGCCCGCTACCTCCAGCTGGTCGGCGGCACCTTGACGGGTGCCCTGACGGTGAACCCGAACGTTCTCGCCCCGTTGATCCTGCGCGCGAGGGCCTCGGACAGCATCCTCGACTTCATCATCCGCAGCAACGCCGGGGACGCCGCGTGGGACTGGAGGCTTCGGGCCACCCCCACCCAGACAGGTGCCCTGACATTCCGCCACAACGACGTGGAGATATGGTCTCTCGCGCCGAGCGGGACGGTCACCCTCAAGGGCAGCAGCGGGACGCTGGTCACGGGAACTGGCGGCGCGGTGATCATGGGGCAGGCGCAGCTGCGCTCCGATGGTAACCCCACCCTGAGTTTCCGCAACGCGGCGGGGATCACGCAAGCACTCCTCTACTTCGAGCGCGCATATGCCTCGGCAGATCGCGCCGGTCTCCTGAACATCGCCTACTACGACCCCGACGGCTCCGACGCCCGCTATCCGGCGACATTCGAGGACACCATCGCCAAGGGCGGATCGCTGGCCCGGGCCACCAGCGTCGTCACCCGAGAGCATGGCGACGTCCGCTACATGCAGGTGGGCTCTGTCCCACCCGCCACCACCGTCGGCGACGCCGCGCCCGCGACCCCCAGTCAGGGCCAGCTGTGGTTCAAGACCGCCTCCCCCATCGGCCTCTTCGTCTGGTATCAGGACGCGGACGGCGGGCAGTGGGTGCAGACGTCTGGCGGCAGCGAGGCGGCGGTCGTCGCCCTCACCAACAAGGTCAACGACCTTGAGGCGCGGCTGGCGGCCCTCGAAGCCCTTCTGGGGCCCTGACGCATGGCAATCAACTTCCCCAGCGCCCCCGTCCCGGGCCAAGTCTATCAGGCGGAGGGCGCAACCTTCGTCTGGAACGGCAGCCTGTGGGTGGTGATGGACGCCTCCAACATCGTCTACGCCACCGAGGCGGAGGCCATCGCGGGCGTCCGCGACGATGTGGCGACGTCGCCCTTCACCACCAAGGCCGCGCTGCCCGTGGGCGGTGCCTACTTCCAGAAGGCCCCCGTAGACGTGTCTGCGGAGCGGCTGATCAACGTCGAGTACGCGAACCCCTTCGACGCCCCCATCCTCGTCTCGCTCGGCATCTGGTTCCTCGCCGCCGCGACGTGGAACCTCTACCTGCGTCCCGTGGGCGGGACGTGGATCAACATCGCCACCGACAACACCGGCGGCGCGTCTGTCCTGCGGGGGGCCTTCTTCATCGTGCCCGTCGGCTGGTCGTGGTTTGTCGCGGACAGCGCCAGCTACGAGATCAGTTTCTGCGTGGAGTATCAGCCTTGAGCCTGAACTTCCCCAGCGCACCCACCGTCGGCCAAGAGTACACCAGCGACGGCCTGACCTTCGTCTGGAGCGGCGTCGTCTGGTACGTCCGCAGCAGCCTGCAGTGGGCGACCGACGCTGAGGCTGTGGCTGGCTTCGCGGCGGATCGCGTGATGACACCCGGCACCCTGAAGGCGGCATCCGACGCGAACCCCGTCACCCCCGGGTCGCCCGTCGGTGTGCCGACCGTCGTGACCCGGTCCTTCGCGGTCAACTACCAGAACACCGTCGGCTACCCTATGCTGGTCGCCATCAATCTGGCGGGGAACTCCACCGAAGACAGCAACGCCACCCCCCTGATCGGCGACGCGAACCCCGCCAACCGCACCGTCTATGCCAGCATCGGCGTCCGCCGGAACGGCGACAGTTCGTTCCAGTTCATCGTTCCGACGGGCTGGTGGTATCGTCTTGATCGGGCGAGGAACCCGATCCTGACCCGCTGGACGGAGTGGCGCTGATGGCAATCAACTTCCCCAGCACCCCGGCGGTCGGCCAAGAGTTCACCAGCGACGGCAGCACCTTCATCTGGAACGGCAGCGTCTGGATCATGAAGGGCGTGGCGGTGATCTTCGCCTCGGAGGCGGAGGCGCTGGCGGGCATCGCCACCGACCTCGCGATGTCGCCCCTCACCACCAAGGCCGTCATCGACGCGAACGGCGGGGCGGGTGGGTCGCCCTTCGACGGCAGCCCAGACCTTCTGGGCACGGCCCGCGTCCTCGGGACCGTCTACCAGAACCCCTACGACAAGACGATGGCCATGACCATCAGCGGACCCATCAACATCCAGATACAGGGCGGCCCCACAGCCGACGCCCTGATCAATCTGGCGCGCCGTTCCCGCTATGACAGCGCCCTCACCGGGAACGGCACCATCGCCCTAATCCCTCCGCGCTGGTTTTACTCGGTCACATCGTCTACAACTACGCCCACCGTGTCCCAATGGAGGGAGTTCATCCAGTGACCCGTCTCCTTATGCTCTTCGCCTTCGTCGCTGCCTGCGGGCCGGTCACCCAGACCAACAGCCCGAACATCAAGCAGCCGTCCTGCATCATCGGCTGCCGTGGCGAGATCGCCGTGGGGTCGATCAATGCTCGGCCTTAACCCCCTCGCGGGTGCGCCGCTCTCGGCGCACCTCTTCGCGGCGGGCTCGATCAGCGACATCTGGGCCCCGGCCACCGATGGTCAGGACAGTTGGGTGCCGCGAGATGATGTGCTAGACGGGTGGGCACCGCAGCTTGCCGCGCAGGGCAGTTGGGCCCCGCGCGCGGATGTGGTAGATGTGTGGGCACCTCGCCTCGACGCCTCCGACGTCTGGACCCCGAAGAAGGACTGACCAATGGCTGATACAACCACCCCGAACTACGGCCTGATCAAGCCAGAGCCCGGTGCCTCCGACGACACTTGGGGCGACAAGTCGAACGCCAACTGGGACAGCGTGGACAGCATCATGAAGGCGCTGTCCCTCGCTCTGGTGCCCGTCGGCGGCATCTCGATGTTCAGTGGCGACGCCGCGAACCTGCCAGCGAACTGGGCGATCTGCGACGGCAGCAACGGCACCCCCGACCTCCGCGACCGCTTCATCGTCGGGGCCAGCGACACCAAGGCCCTCGGCAGCACCGGAGGCCGCAACGCGATCACCGAGGTGCCAGCCCACACGCACGGCCCCGGCACCCTCGCCGCCGCAGCCGGCGGCGCGCACGGCCACACCGTCAACGACCCCGGCCACACCCACACCTTCACCGACAACGGCATCACCACCACGGGCACCGCCAACATCGAGACGGGCAGCCGCACCGCGATCCGCGCCTCCTCGGAGGCGGACACCACGGCATCGAGGCAGACCGGGATTACCTTGGCCGATGCCCCAGACCACACCCACACCATCTCCGGCGAGGTCGCCTCGGCTGGTGCCGCCTCGGTGGACATCACGCCATACTACTACGCCCTCGCCTACATCCGCCGCATGTCCTGACAGGAGGCAACCATGAACGACCGAGGACCCTACGCCCACGACGTCGATGGCCCAATGGATCGCGGCCCCTACTCCCACGCCATCCCCACCATCGAACTGTCTGCCGTCGGGCTGGACGTGACCGCCACCGTGGCGGGCCTTGCGCCCATCGAGGTGGACTGGGGCGTCGGCGCGGGCAACATCGACACGGTGGAGACGAACATCGGCACGGCAGAGTACACCTACGCCGCGACGGGTGTGCATACCGTCACCATGACCGACACCGTCGGCAACACGGCCACCGCGAGCATCACACTGACCTGAGGGGCCCCACATGGCCGAGACGCTGCCCATCGTCCTCCCGCCCGGCTTCTTCGGGAACGGAACCCCCTACTCCGCCGCAGGCCGCTACGGCGCGGGCAACCTCATGCGCTTCGTGAACGGCTTCGCGCGGCCCGTTGGTGGCTGGCAGCGCCGCACCGACGCGGAGGGTACGCCGATCCCGCCGATCTTTGACGACCCCGAACTGGAGGCCGCCCGCAACGCGATCTCATGGGCGTCGAACGACGCCGCGCGCCGCATGGTGATCGGCACCAACCTCGGCCTCTACTCGGTCAGTTCTGCGGGCGTGGTGACCAACATCACCCCCGCAGGCTTCACGGGCGGCAACAAGAACAGCCAGTACATCGTCGGCTACGGCGTCGGGCGCTATGGCCGTGAACTCTACGGCACCGCCCGCACGGCCTCCGGCGTCCCCCTCGATCAGGTGGCGAACTGGTCCTTCACCCTCTTCGGGGAAATCCTGATCGCCGCCTTCCGCGACGATGGCCCCCTCTACAGCTGGACGCCCGGCGACCCCGTGGCGGTCGCCATCACCAACGCACCGGAGGACGCGCAGGGTGTGCTGGTCACGTCCGAGCGGATCGTGATGACGATCAAGCGCCAGCCGCGTCTGGTCGAGTGGAGCAACAGCGAGGACTTCAATGAGTGGACGCCAGAGATTACCAACACCGCAGGGTCGCAGGTTCTGGCGGGTCAGGGTGAACTTCAGGCGATCATTCAGGTGGGCCGCGAGATACTGATCCTGTCGTCCGAGGATGCGTGGGTGGGCCGCTACATCGGCGCGCCCTTCATCTACGGGTTCGAGCCCCTCGGCCAGAACTGCGGATGCATCGCGCCGAACTCGGTCGCCGTCGCCGGGGGCCGCGCATACTGGTTTGGCCGTGGCGGCATGTGGACATACGACGGCACCGTCCGAAAGCTGGACACCGACATCGAGGACTGGATCAGGGGCAACATGTCCTCGACCGAGATCAGCAAGATGGTCGCGGTGGAGCAGCCCGCCTTCCGCGAAATCTGGTGGTTCTTCCAGAGCGCCGACGGCACCGAGTGCGACAAGTACATGGCCCTGAACTACGCCGAGGGCCACTGGATTTGGGGCGACCTCGAACGCACGACCGGCGTCCCGCCGGGCACCTCCCAGACGCCCGTCTACGTCGGCGCGGATGGCGCGCTCTACAACCACGACCTCCCGGGCGTGGCGGTGCCGCCGCCGAACGTCGCGTTCATCGAGACGGGCCCCCTCGAACTGGGCGCGGGTGGCCGCCAGATGGCGGTGCAGTTCTTCTACCCCGACCTCACGCCCGACAGCGTCCAGCTGGACCCCGTCACGCAGCAGGCCTACGGCATCCCCAGCCCCAAGGAACTGGCCAGCGATCCCGACACCGGGGCGCAGCTTTACATCATCGGGCAGGACTTCCCGTCGCCGGCGGAGCCGGAGCGCCTCTACGGCCCCTACAGCCTGACCCGCCCCGTGCCCACCACGGGCGCGAGGGGCCGCGAGATCAGGCTCCGCTACGTCGGCCTCAATGCCCGCTGGCGCGTGGGCCGCAACCGCATTACCGTCGTGCCGATGGGGGAGAGGTAGCGTGGTCGCCAACAGCACACTCGGGGCAGGCAGCCTCCAAGGACGCCCGCCGGACCCGATCAGGTTCCGCAGCTGGCAGGAGTATGCCGTCGCGCTGTCGGCCTACGTCGCCGATCAGGCGCAGGTGGCCAAGGCCGTCCAGCCGCAGGCCGTGCAGCTGCTCCACATCGACACCACGGGCGATCTGGCCCGCGTGGTGACGGACGGCCTCATGGTCTTCGACCCGGTCAGGCGTGGCGTCATGGTCTCCATCGACGGCGAGTGGCTGCCGATCTACGCGGGCATCGCCTACGGCGGCATGCGGTCGGTCGAGGGTAGCACCCCGGGTGCCGACATCACCACCGCGTGGCAGAAGGTCACCGCCTACGGCGAGCAACTGCCGACGCTGGACATGATGTTCGATCACGTCACCGACACCTTCGCCTTCGAGCGCCCCGGCCTCTATCAGGTGAACCAGCAGATCAGCTTCCTGCACAACAACACCGGGCAGGCGCGGGAACTGGACCTGAGGGTCACGAACACGGTCACGGGCGTTTCGACGCGCGGCGTCCGCATCGCGACCGCCGCCGGCTCCCGCACAACCGCTTACACGCAGGCCATTCAGGTGCTGGTGCTTGACGCCACACTCGGGCAAACCTTCATCACCGAGGTCTCTGCCCCCATCGGAGACTACACGGCGGTCGAGTATGTCGGCCTGTCGATCCAAGCAGCGAGGCTGAACTATGCTTTCTGATCCCAAGCCCCTTGAGGCCGACGTGCTGGAGGGCGCGGCCCACCTCATCGGGGAAATGCAGCGACTGCGGCATGTGATGGAGCGGGCGCTGCCCTACACCCACAGGACGCATGAGATCAACGACCTCGCCCTTCTGGTGCTGCAGGGGCGGGCCCGGCTCTGGACGACAGCAAACAGTTTCTGCATCGTGGAGCGTGTGGTATATCCCCGTCAGACGAACTACCACGTCTTCTTGGCCGGCGGCGATATGGACGAACTGCGGGGCCTCCATGAGGAGATCATCGCGGCAGCCAAGGCCGACGGCGCGGGGGCCGTGACCCTCACGGGCCGACGCGGATGGGTGAAGGCCCTTGCGGCGTGGGGCTGGAAAGAGGAATACACGACGATGCGTCTGGAACTGGAGGTCTGACATGGGTGGCAGCAGCGGCGGCAAGGGCGACAAATCCAGCAGCACGATGCGGCTGCCGAAGGAGATCGAGGCGCTCGCCAAGCGGAACCTCACGGCGGCGGAGCGGGCGGGCCAGATCGGATACGTCCCATATCAGGGCCCGACCGTCGGGGCCTTGAACGAGATGCAGATCGGCGCGATGGAGCAGAACGAGAACGCGATGCGCGCCTTCGGCATGCAGCCGCAGGGCGTCCGCGCCTCGATCCCCACGCCCAACACCTACGCCGGGGGCGTCCAAGGCTACGACCCGATGGCCCTCTACCTGCAGTCCCTGAGCAAGATGGACCCCGCGCAGCGGGCGGCCATCGAAAGCTTCACGAACCCGCAGGGCGTGACGGCGGCTAACCAAGCCGGTCGCGCGGGTGCCCCGGCCCCCGGGGGCGGGACCACCTTCGGGATGGCGTTGAGCAACACCCTCGGGCTGAACAAGAAGGGTGGCGGCGAGTACAAGCCCCGAGACTACTTCCCGGGGCTCAACACCCGCACACCGGGAGGTAAGTGATGAGCCAGCCAGCAGCACAGGCCGCAGGCCCGACCCCCGGCACCAAGGCGCAGCCCACGAACCCGTGGGAGGCGTCCAGCGCCGCCATGCAGGGTCAGGGCCAGCTTCTGGCCAACGCCTCCCGACCGGGGGCGATGGCTGGCGGCTACAGCACCTACATGAACCCCTACACCAACGACGTGATCGACCGCACCACGGCTGACATGCAGCGGCAGGGCCAGATGGGCCTGCGCGATCTCGGCAGCACCGCCCACGGTCAGGGGGCCTTCGGGGGCGCACGTCACGGCCTCGCCGAGGGAACCCTCATGGGCGAGGTCAACAAGAACGTCGGCGACGTCTCCTCCGGCCTCCGGCAGCAGGGCTACGGTCAGGCGATGGGCCTCGCGCAGCAGGACCTCCAGAACCAGTTCCAAGGCGCGGGCGCGCTGGGCGGCTACGGCCAGCAGATGTTTGGCCTCGGCCAGAACATGATGGGCCAGCAGGCCGCCAACGGCGCGCAGATCGCGGGCATCAACGACGCCCTGATCGGTCAGGCCGCCGGGATGTTCGACAAGTACACCGGCCAGCCCACGCAAAGCACGATGCAGATACTGGCCGCGCTGTCGGGCAACCCGCTGTCGCAGACGGGCACCACCACGCAGACCGCCACCCCCGGCACCAAGTCCCAGATCGGCGGGGCCCTCGGCACCGCTGGCCGCGTGGCGAGCGGGGGCAAGGGAGGGTAAGGCATGGTCTTCACGCCGATCCAAGGGTGGGATCAGATCGCCCAGACCAAGATTTTCCCGGGCGAGAGCGGCGGGGACTACAATGCGCTGTTTGGGTTCAGCAACCGCCCCGGTGGGCGGTTCGCGCACATCCAGCCGACGCGGATGACGGTCGGCCAGATGGCCGAGTTCACCAAGCCCAGCGGTGAGTACGCGCAGTGGGTGAAGAGCCAGATCGGGCGTGTCGCCACGCCCACGGGGGCCTATCAGGCCGTCGGCACGACCATGCGCGCGGCGATGGACGCCCTTGGCCTCGACCCCAATACCCCTTACGACAAGGCGACCCAAGACCGGATCGGGCAGTGGATTTACGCCACCCAAGGCCCGGGCGCGTGGGAGGGCTGGGGCAAGGGAAGCCCCGGAGGCGATCAGCATGGAGGGCCGAGCATGGCCATGTCTTCGATGGGCGGCCCCTCGGGCGCAATCGACCCGATGTCCTACATGCTGGGGGGTGCCGACTTCCCCCTCTTCGATCCCGGCCCCACCAAGCGAGACCGCCTCTCCGGCGGTCTGGTCGCGGCTGGCGAAGCCTTCACCTCGCTCGGCGCGGGCAGTGGCCCCACCTTCGAGGCCACCGACGCCTTCCTTCGCGGTGAGAGCGCCCGCCGCGCGATGTCGCAGGCCGCGCAGGGTCAGGCAGCCGGCAGTGCGATGGGCTACCAGATGGGTCAGGAGCAGGACGCAGCAGCAAAGAACGCGACCGCGTCGTGGCTTGCCGGGCAGGGCCCCAAGGGCGAGGCGCTGGCGCAGGCCGTCGCATCCGGCAGCCTGTCGGGTGACGAGGCCGTCAAGCTTCTCTACGACCCCGAGGCCGCGATCCCCGGCGTGGATGGCGGCATCGCACCGACGGACCAGAAGGACCTCGACAAGCTTACCAACGACCTCCGGTCGTCCGTCTCGGATGACGTCAAGATACTCGCGGCGACCGACGCCGCGATCAACGGCCTGCGGGAAGCCGCGCTGTCGGGCAATCCGATGGACACCCGCACGATGGTGACCCTCTTCTCCAAGCTGATCGACCCCACGACGGGCGTCCTCGGCGGCGAGGCGGCGGCCACACTGGAGAGCGTCGGCTTCAGTCAGTCGCTGATCGACCTCATCAACCGCGAGGCGGCAGCCGGCGGTCTCACCGTCAAGACCCGGCAGATGATGCTGGACGCCGCCACGCGGGTGGCAGAGGTGAGGCGCGAGAGTTTCATTGGGACTACCGGGCCCCTGATCGAGTATGCCGTAGAGCGCGGCGTCGATCCTCGGGCGCTGGGGCTGCCGGAATACTACAACAACCCTTACACGGCCCCGACGATCCCGGCCAACCCCAACGAGGTCAGCATCGGTGGCGGCGAGGAGACGCCGTCGCCGTTCATCACGCCTGCCCCGGCCCCGGCACCGACTACGGTTACGCCGCCTGTCGCGCTGCCCCCGGCGGCCACGCCGCTTCTGGATGGCGTCGTCAAGGGTGCCCCCGGTGCCCTCGATGCTTTCGGCGCGTGGGCTTCGGCGAACCTTAGCACCGCCGATCAGGCGGCGCTGGTCGATTGGCTCGATGAACAGGGGTATCTCGAATGACCACCTTCGACGATCTCATCAAGGCCAAGAAGGCCGCCAAGGCGCGGCCCTCCGGCAAGAAGCCCGCAGGCGCACCGAACCGGGCCGACGTCTGGAAACTGCCGCCCGAGGAGCGCGGCACCTCCGACACCATGCGCGCCCTCGGAACTGGCGGCCTGCAGGGTCTGACCTTCGGCTACTCGGAGGAGATGGGCGGCCTCGCCAAGGACGCCGGGAACTGGCTCGGCCTCACCGACGACACTGGGGAAGCCTACAAGGCCCGCCAGCGCGCCGAGCAGGCGCGCCTGTCGCAGTCGAACCCCGGCGCATACCTGACGGGCGAGATCGCGGGCGCGCTGGCTCCGACGCTGATCCCCGGCGTGGGCGCGTTGGCGGGACCCGCCCGGGCGGTGCAGGCCGAGAACATGCTGGCGCGTGGGGCGATGGCCGTCGCGCGCCCGGCGGCATATGGGGCCGTCGATGCTGGCCTGCAGGCGTCCGGTCGTGCGGAGGGCTTCGGCCCCCGCATCGGGGCGGCCATCGAGGCTGCGCCGACGGGTGCGCTCTTGGGGGCTGGTGGCAATGTGGTCCTCGGCACGATGCTGAAGCCCTTCGTCAACAAGGCGGCGGCCAAGCTTGGCCGCACGACTGCCACTGCCGTCGAGCGGAACATCCGCGAGATCGCTGCCCAGTCTGGCATGTCCACCGACGATGTGGTGGCGCGGATCAGCGCGGGTGAAAGCCTCGCCGGGATGAACGACACCACCCGCATGGTGGCCCGGGCCATCAAGAACGAAAGCCCCGGCGCGGGCACGGCGATGATCAAGGCCACCGGGGAACGCCTCGACACCGCCGTGGGCCAGACGGTTCAGGACGCCCGCACGGCTCTGGTGGGCCCTCGTCTCGCCCGCGAGCCGAACCTCCGCGCCGCCGCCACTGAAGGCATGAAGACCGCCCGCAGCACTGTCGGGACTGCGCTGGACGACGCCCGCATCGCGGCGGGGGCTGTCGGCGATCAGGGCACCGTTGACGCCATGCTGGACGCCGTCGGTCGCACCCCGCAGATGGCCGACAAGCTGAACACCGCACTGCGGGCGAACGGCATGCCGCCGCTTTTCAAGAAGACCCCCACGGGCATGGAGATGCTGCGGACGCCGACCATCCGAGAGGCGGAGATGCTGACGTCGGAACTGAACGACTACGCGCACCTCGCCTACACCGGCGGTGGCCTCGTCTCGACGACCACCGCCAAGGGGGTCAGCGAGGCGGGCACCACCCTGCGGGCCGCTGTCGATGATGAAGCCAAGGCACTGGGGCCGCTGCGGACAGCCTACAGCAACATGGCGGAGGCCGAGGACGTCGGCTTCCCCCTCGGCTTCAAGGCCCGCAGCACGTCGCCCGACGAGTTGGCGCTGGGCTTCGGCAAGCTTTCCGATCCCGCCAAGGACGCCGCTCGCCTCGGGGCGGCCACCAAGATCGGCGAAGACGTCGGCAAGGCCCGCCGCGATACCAGCCTGATCGACGAGATGCTGGACCCCGGTCGCTACCTCGGTCGCAACATCGACGAGATGGCGATCAACCCGATGGATCGCACCGCAGGTGCCCGCGCCAAGAGCGAGGCCCGCCTGCTGGACGCCTTGGCAGGCAACAGCACCACCGAGGGACAGCGGGCTGCAGGGGCGCGCCTGAAGGGTGAGACGGGCAGCGGGCCGATCATGCCGACTGTCGCCCGCATCGCCACGATGGTGGACGACGCCCTGCGGCTCTTCGTGGCCAACGAGCGCGGCCTGAACGACGATGGCCTCCGCGCGCTCGGCCAGCAACTTATGGCCTCCGGTCCGCAAGGCGCTGCAGCCATCAAGGAGATTTTGGATCGCAGCCGCATCATGGGGGGCGACACCGCCAGCCTCGAACGGCTGCTGACGGGTGCCGCCGGCGCGGCTGCTGCCAGCCCCACCAACCCGTCGGGCGCGGTCACCAACAGCGGCGGCCTGCTCGACATGATGTTTGGCCGTGACGCCTACGGGCGACCGCTGCCGCAACCCGAACCGTAGGAGGGGCACCGATGGACCTGAACGCACTGATGCAGGCGGCCATGCAGGACCCTGCCGCCCGCGACTTCATCGGCAAGATCGCCGGGGGCGCACCCCGCAGCGGCCCGGCACCCGCCCCGGCCTTCACCGGGGCCAAGCAGGCCGTGGACGAGATGCTGCGGGGCTTCGACCCCGTCGCCATGTCCTCGCCCCCGCAGGCCGCGCCACAGCCCCCGCAGGGCGCGCCTATGCCCCCGCCGGGCATGGAGATGCCACAGCAGGGCGGCATGGCCCCTCCTGCGCCCGCTCCCGGGCCGGGCGGCATGGGCATGCCACCCGACCTCATGTCGATGCTGATGGGTGGCCGCTAGGCCAGCAACTCCTTGTCGGCCTCGTAGTAGGCCCAGCCCGCCTTCACCTCGGCGGCCAGCGGCAGCCCGGGTGCCCAGTCGGGCACATGGGTCATCACCGCCTCCAGCACCTTCGCCACGTCCCGCACCTTCCATTCGGGGCACTCGACCACGATCTCGTCGTGGGTGTGTGCCACGATGTCGCCGCCCCAGCCGTTGCCCATCTCCAGCGTGACCAGTGCCTCCCGCAGCAGCGAGGCGGCTGTGGCCTGCGTGGCGTTTTCGGCCAGCTGGCCGTACCACAGCGGCACCCGACCGAAGGCCGCATGCAGGAAGGTGATCCCCGTCGAGGGCCGCTCGTCGTTGCCTTGGTAGACGTTCTGGATGCGGGCCGAGGGGTAGAACAGCGGACGACCGCAGGGCAGCCACATGACCAGCGTCCCGTCAAGCAGCGCCGGCAGGTAGGTGAAGCTTACCCGGCCCGCCTTGAACTCCTCGCAGGGGTAGTTGATCGCGGCCATCGCGGCGGTCCAGAGGTCGTCCCACCACTTGCGGGCCCAAGGGTTCGCCTCGCGCCACGCATCGACGATGTCCTGCACCTGCTCCCGTGGCATCGGCGGGATGCCGTAGTTCTTCGACATCGCGGCGTAGGCCCCGACCGCGCCACCGAAGCCCAGCGACAGCACGGCGACCTTGCCCAGCTGCCGCTCGAAGTCATCCTTCTGCACCGGGTGGCCGACGATGGCCTCGGCCTGCACAAGGTAGACGTCCTTGCCGTTGCGGAACAGATCGAGCAGCGGCTCCGCACTTTCATCACCTGAAAGCCACGGACAGACGCGCGCCTCGATGGCGGACCAGTCGGCCCACACCTGCACGTTGCCCTCGGCCCTCGGCACCAGCGTGGGCCGCAGCAGGCGGCCCAGCAGTGCGTTCAGGTTCAGGCCCTCCGCCTTGGCGATCTCTGCCGCCTCCTCCGGCGTCGCGTCCATCAGCCGCCCGATCATCTCGCTGGGGCTGTCCACTGACTTGCGGATCAGGTTGTGCGGCTGCATGCCGCCCGCGCTGAAGCGCCCGGTCTGGCTCGCGCCCGACCAGATGTACATCCCCCGCAGGACGCCGTCCTTGCTGGCGCGGTCGAGGGCCGCCGCATACTTCACCGCCGCAGACCCGGCGGCCTCATCGAGGAGGTCGATCAGGTCCAGCACCGGCTGGCACGACAGCCCACGGGGGGCCTCATCCTCCAGCACAAGCTTCAGCTTCGCGCGGACGTTCTTGTCGAAGCCCTTCGAGACCTTGGTGTAGTACCCGGCCCCGTCGGCCCGCAGCTTCTTCTTGGTGACCGACATCTGCTCATCGACCAGCAGGAACCCCGCCGCCTTCATCTTCTCCTCGGCCCACTTGCGGTGCCGCACATACTGGCTGACGCTGGTGATGGCCTTGTCGGTCAGGTCCGACAGCCGCTGGCCGACGTCGGTGGTGATCGCCTCGCGGAAAGTGACGGCCTTGGCCGCCCACTCCAGATCGACGCCCACACCCCGCATGTTGATCCGCTCTGCGGCGATGTAGTCCCGGCGGGTGGCCTCGTCCCACGCCAGCATCATCTTGGCCATCGCCCGCATGGCGACGACGTCGTGGTCGCCATACTTCAGCATCTCGCAGTAGAGGCCGTAGTCGGCCTTGGTCAGGGGCCGCTGTGTTGACCAGAGCGGGCGGAAGGACTGGTTCCCCAGCTTCTGCATCTCCCGGGGCAGCCACACCGCCGCCGACGTCTCCAGCTTGCCGGGCAGGTTATGGCTGCGGGCCATCGCCGCGACGTCGATGACCTGCTCCAGCTGGATAGGGGGCATGCCGGGATAGTCGTAGGTTTTGAAGTAACGGGCCGCGCAGGCGTTCCAGACCAGCCGGTCGAAGGCCTCGTTCCAGATGTAGATGTCCTCACCCGCGCCGATCCGGTCAAACAGTTCTGCGGGCAAAGGGTCTTGGGTGTCGGGGTCGTCGCCCCGGCTGAAGATGCCGCGCCAGTTCTGCACCGGGCCGTCGTCGTAGGCCCAGTGCATCGAGATGATCTTGAGGGTGGGGTCGGCGGCCATCGCATGCGCGCCGACCTCGGTCACGTCGAGCGTGGACCGGGTCTCGCTGTCGAACCAGATCATACCTTCACCCCACAGTAGGGGCAGGTGTCGTACACCTCTGCCTCGTTCTCCATCGCCACGATCAGGCGGTCGCAGAGGGCGCGGATGATGGGGTCCTGCGGGAGGTCGTACTTCATCATGTCTTCGATCTCGCGGACCGTCTCGGCGGCACGGATGCGGATCGACGCAATCGTCGGTGAAATGGTCATGGGGGTTTCCTCGGGAAAAGATGGGGGTGCCGAAGCACCCCCCAGTTGGCCCGTGTCGGACAGGTCAGCACACGGGCAGGCAGGTCAGGCAGCCGGGCGGGCGATCCGCTTGCGGCCAGTGGCGGCGGGCGGCGGCGGGGCGACCTCTTCGGGCTCCTCCTCGCCTTCCGCGATCCACTCGATCTCCTCGTCGGGCTCGTTGGTAGACCAGCCGACGACGGTGATCACGGGCACGAAGATTTTCCCCCTAGTCTTGTGCTTGTAGCTGTCGGTGGCGAACTCCAGCACCGGGTAGATGCCGCCGCCACCCATCACCTCGACGTCATCGAGGCGAGCCATCAGCACGTCAACCATCGCATCCACAGCCGAGCGGCCACCGACGGTGCCGGTCTTGAACGTGAACTGCTGGCCCTTCTGCTTGCCCTCGATGGCCACGATCTGGAAGGCCATCTGGTGCTGGTAGCCGGGCTGGTCGTCGCTGTCAGGCTTCGGTTCCGGCGCGGGGGTCAGGGTGCTTTCCAGCGGCAGCTGCTCCGTGAACGGGTGCAGATACTCCTTGAAGAGCGCGCCGTCGCGCCAGCAAATCCAGCCGTGCATCAGCGACTGCGGATGCATGACGTAGAGGCCTTCGAGGTCGAGGGGGCTGTCGTCCTTGCCGAAGGACCAGTCGCCCTTCGAGAACTTCAGGTAGCCCACCGCGCCGGTCGAGGAGCGGGGGGTGGACTTGCGGAAGGCCTGCATCGAGGAGCGCAGGGTCCGCATCGTGGTCAGATCATTCGTCATGTTGTTTCCTATCTTCGTGTCATGAACCCTTGCGGGCTTGGTGAGGCTACCGGGTCGTCGGGGCGGCAGCAAGCCCCCTCTTCAGCCGCTCTGCCTTCTTGCCCCAGAACTGGGGGCAGATCGGCTTTGCGATGCAGAAGTAGCAGTAGGGCCCCTTGACCACCTCGGTCTTCTTCAGCGCCGCCCGCAGCTTGCGGGCGAAGCTTTCCAGCTGACGCAGGGTGTAGTGGGCCGTGTCGAAGTGGTTCAGGCGCGGCTGGCAGATCGTGGCCGCGTAGGAGCGGTCGGGGTCCGGCGGCGGGACGTCGGGCCGCTTCAGTTGCGACAGCAGGTAGAACATCATCTGGGCGTTGTCGTGGGCCTCGACCTTGTGGCCCGACCCGAACTTCCAGTCCATGATCCCCAGCACCCGGCCCGCGTCGTCGAAGTAGACGACGTCGGCAGTCCCGAAGGCTCCCGGGATACCGGGGAAGGGGGCGTTGACTTCAAGTTCAAACTCCCGCAGGCCGACGATTTTGAGGAACTGCGCGAAACACGGGTCGAGGCACTCGGTTACATGCTCCCCAGTGATCTCCAACTTGTGGAAGGTCGAGCCGATCAGCGTCGATGGGTCCACGTCGTTCTCCAGCACCGCCTCCATCGCGAGGTGCAGGGCCGTGCCCTCCTCTGCCGCGCCAGAGGACCGGCGGGAGAGGAAGGACGAGACCAGCGGCACCGACCCCGGGCACCCGAGTACCCGCGCGGCGCTGCTGCCGCCGACGAGGCTGCTGTGAAGCTTGGCTGGGTCAGACATCAGTCGCGCGTCCCAGCCATCAGGAAATGCTGGGCCGACGCCAGCATGCCAACAGTCTCATCGGCGTTGAGTGTGGAGTAGTAAGTCTTCACCACCCCATCACGACCGACCATGTGGATGACGATGCTAGACTGCGGGCGCTCGGTCGCCTGCTTCAGGGCCTCGTTCAGGAAGCGGATCGCATCCTCGGCATACTCGTCGCGCTGTGTGACCAGCGGGGTGAGGCTCGGCTTCTTCATCATACGTCTCCCATCAGGATGCCCATCGACTTCAGCTTGCGGTTCGCGGTGCGCGCCATGCGGGCGTCCAGCGGGTGGTCGCAGTCGAGGAAGTCCACCTGCTGGTGCTGCGTCTGTCCCAGCCGCCGCACCCGGTTGATCGCCTGCTCCAGCACGGCGGCTGACCAGTCCCGCTCCACAAACAGCATGTGGCTGCAGTTCGCATGGGGATTGATCGCCGCGCCCATCGTGTGCAGCTGCCCTAACAGCACCCGTGGGCCGGCGGCGTCGTTGAACTGATCGACCAGCCGCTGGCGGTTCTTGGCGGGGGTCGATCCTTGG